TCCACTCTTTGAACCCGCGCCCCTCGTACGCTTGGATGATCGAGCGGATATCTTCCTCGCGATAGCCAGGCAAGCCGATCAGGTTATAGAGATCCATCACGCTCATGCGCTGGCGCTCGAACACTTCGGTGTTTTCGATCTGTGTCGCGCCGGGCGAGAACCAGATGTCCCATGGAGACACGCGCATCCAATAGAAGCGGGCTTCCTCATGCGCGTGCATCTTCTTATTTTTGTCCCATTTCAACGTCGTCGCGCGTCGCGTCACGGGGCCTTTGATCACAGCGTATTTGTACACCGGAAGGTCGCTTAGGAACTCAGACAGAGCCGGGTAAAAATCCCCTTTTTCAAGGATCTCATCCACCTTGCGCTGCGCATCCTTCACTTCCTCATCAGCCTTCTGCCGCTCGGCGAGCTTCACGGCTTCGTAGAGGTTTTCGAGGCGCTGATAAATCTGTTCCTGCGGGACCATGTTGCCCTGCTCATTCGCGGACAACACTTCTTGGTGCACCATCGTCGCGATATGCTGGTCAATTCCGTCGGGAAGTTCAGGGTCAGCCGACGGTGTGAGGGTCCACGGCCGGTCGGAGTTCATATACACGTTGCGAAGCAGGGCTGTGGCACCGCGACACTTCATCGACATCAGGCGGGAGTACACGGCGCTGCCGCCAAAGCTCTCGATCTCTTGCAACTTGCCAGGGTCATAAACCCCGTTATAACTTCTCATGTCCCTGATAAGTTCATCATCAACAGAGATTACACGGCGGTGGCGCACGGCCTTCTCGAAACGCTGGCGGATGTAATTCGCTAGGTCGGAAGCTACCTCGGGACTAACTTTAGATAAGTCAATACTGCGCTTATGTGCGGCATCGAGTTCATCGTTTCCGACAACTCTCAGCAAACCCCTGCCCTGATGGCGCATAGGTTCCACGGACTTATCCATCTTCTTGGACATCTGGCTACCAGCACCGTCGAACACACCGGGGATCGGCGACGCGGCGCGGGCGGAGTTGCCAAGCGCGGCGTTTGCATAAGGTTGCGGTGTATCGCCGGGGCCTTGAACCCCCGCCGTACTCATGCCTGCCGGTATCGCGCCCATAATTTATCTGCCTTTTTCGATATAATCGGCCATTTTACGGAGCAGGGCCGGGTCGTCGTTGGCTAAACCAAGGGTCCGGTTGCAGCGGTCACACAGCCAACCCCGGAATTTTCCGGTGGAATGGTTGTGGTCAAGGCATATCTTACCTACCCTTGAACATAATCCACAAGAGGTACCTCGTATTGCGGGGACCGTGGCAGCATCTACACCTCGTATCGCCCAATGAGAACGACGGCGCTGCGCTCGCTGGGTCTCCACAGTTTTGTGGTAGTAGGCTTTTGCCTTAGCGCGAATCACTTCCTTGTTTGCATGATACCGCGCATGCGAATGCGCCCTCTCGCGAGCACGCTGTTCCTCAGTCATATTGGTCCGGCGCGGGCTTGTAGATGTCCGGTAGCTGCTCATGTCCATCCCGCCGAAGACTTAGGCCGTTGTGGGGCGCGGTCATGACGAGTTCGCACAAGGCGGGCCAGGATGATCCCGGAATGCCCGAGGACTCCATATTGGAAAGCATCCGCTATGTCTGACCACGGATGTGATTTGTCTGGGTTCGGCTGAAGCATCTGGCTGCCCTTCGCGCGGGCGTAGCGGTACCGACTCCGCAGAGCGGTGATCAAGGTATGGCAGTGCGGGCTGATCAGCAGCGCCGCGCCGCCGTCCCGCTGTTGCAGCAACCACTTCTCGACCGCGCGCAGGCGGGGCTCGATGTTGTTCGTCTGGGCGGGCTGCGCCGATAAGCCGAGACGTTTGAGCGCCGCGAATACCGACTCCTCGCCGATCTGGGAGCGCGCCACGCCGCTCGGGTCGCCGCACACGCCAGCGGGCAGCCTCGCATATTTGGGCTGCGCCAGGAGCGGTCTGAGCCGCGTGATGACGAATTGTTCAACGCCCATGCCCTGCTCGACCAACTCATCCAGCACACATAGACGACCGCGCGGGTCCATCTGCGTGATGACGGCGGCAGGGTTACGACCGAAATCCATGCCGACGATTAGCATCGTGCCGGGGATCGGGATGAGTTCCTGTTTGGCGATGTGAAAATTTTGGTTGAAACTGGCGCGGAACACCGCCTCTCCCGAGAGGCTTGGTGTGATCCGGTTGTCGATGTACTGCTCGACCCACTCGGGGGAGTTCGACTCGATCAAATTTTCGTAGTATCCCGGCACCAAGTTGGCCCGGTTCTCTGCTGTCGGATCACGCGCGCCGGGCTGGACCCAATACCCCCACGTGTTTGGCAGGGGTTTACCCATCAAATCTTTTTCTTCCAATATTGCGTTCCACGGTGAGTCCTCGCTGAACGAGTTTGTCTCTCCAATAACGCCATACCAGCTTGGACCACCGCTCATCATGGAGGGGTAACGTCCACACCGCGAGAAGGCATCGAGCAAAATCTGCGGCGGCAACTCGCGCAACTCGGAGAGCCAACCACCGGTCAAATCTAACGACAGCAAACGCTGGACGTTTTCTGGCGTGTCGAGGGGAAGCATGATCCATTCGGACTCCACGTCGCCGAACTTGAGATCGAAAGCATGGTCTTGTGCGCGATAGACGGCGACGCCGCGCAGAAGCTCCTGGATCGTTTTCATGGAGGTCGTTTTCAATTGCGGCATCGTGTTTCGAACGATGACGAATCGAGTGCGGCGAACCCCATCCTTGGGGTCAGGGGCTTGTTCCAAAGCTCGCCGCAACAACTCCATTACCATTGCGCTCGACTTACCACTGCCCACCGGCCCACGCACAATTCGGATGTGTTGGTTGGAGCGCATGAATTGCGCGAGGGTCGGAGGGGCAGTGTAGTTGAGATCGCTCATATCATCCTGTAGTGCTTCTTAAGCAGAAGCTCCGTCGCTCGGCGGACTCGGCGGGCTCGCAGTTCCGGCGTCAACCGCTTCCGCAGGTGCGGAGGCAGCTTGTGCAGGTGCCGCGTCATTTGCCGCTGAAGGCTGGCTGTTTCCAGCGGCGAGAGAAAGAGGGCCGTCGGCCACCCCCTGCGCCACGAGAGTGCCAGTCGCTTCGATGGCAGCATCATCAGATAACAGCACTTGCAGGCCCGCGATCATCGCGTCGATTTCAACGAGGGCCGTGTTCAACTGTTCGATCTGAAGCTGAGCGCCGATCGTCTGACCGATGGTCTGCACATTAGTGCCGTAGGTCTTGATCAGGAGATCGATGGCCGCTTGTACGTCGGCAGCCGGATCGCCCATAGCCTTGGTGCTGGCCACGATCTGCGTCGCGACGTTCGCGCGGTTCTGCTGCACTTTCGCCAGCACCGTATTGAGGGTATCTAAAATGGTCATGTGGTTTCCTTTAGTTTCCGGTGGGAAGATTCATATCGGCTTCGACATCGACTCGCTTCTCCGCGCGCCGAATTGCGCGGAGGGCATCAAGGCGTGTAAGGAGATCGGCATTGACTCTATCACGAGCAGCGTTCTCCGCAACCATTGTTTTGATCTTCGTATCCTGCGCTTGCAGCAGTCGGCGCATGGTCTCGACGCGAGTTCCATGCATACCCCACGTCTCTTCGGACATGATGACGAAGCGCTGCTCGTACGGCGTGTCCATGACATAGACCTTCCCTTCGAGGCACGGGCCGTCGGGGAATTCTTTCTCGATGGTGACGGGCGCGGCGGGCTTAGCTGGTTGTTGCGACACTAGTTCCGACATTTGGAATCTCCGCTGAAATAGTGATGGGTGGTGCACCGCCACCGATGTTGATGGTGATGTTGTGCTTCTCCGTGGCCCCGTTCTCTTTCGGCACGTTGGTCACGGTGGAAATTTTGGTCAATTGTTCAATGGCCGCGAGCTTCGAATTGATGCTCACACCTTCCTGTCGGATGATGTTGAACAGCGGTAATAGCGAGTCTTCCAGGAGGAACGACGCCTTCAATTGTATCCGCGTCTTGATGCTCATGTCCGATTTCCACACGCGCTCCGCCTCACGGTATGCACCGGCCCACAGCGGGTTCTTCGCCTTCGCCTGAAGATCCGACAGCGTGAGTCCGTACGAAGACAGCACATCGGCGCGCGGGCGGATGTTCGACACCAAGTCGGAGATCAGACGTGCGTCGTGGGACGTGAGCGCATCAACCGCCGTGGGAGCAGCAGCAACCTCTGGCAATTGGAACGGAGCAAAGTCTTCGTTTTGATCAGTCATGATTTATGCGTCTCGTCCAAGTCGTCGTCTTTGCCTCTGTGAATCCAGTTTACCACGGCATCTCCGGCGCGGAAGCTCGCGAACACACCGCCGACCAGGATGCCATATTCATTGCCAGTCATCTTACCTCGCATGCACAGATAGAACGCGCACACGCAGATCAGCACCGCCAAGTGATAGTTGCGACCGAGGAACTTGGCGAGCATCGTATTCATCATGACTCGTCCATCGCCCCCTTGAGAAGTCTAGTGGCAATTCGTTGCCACTCGTCCACGGTCGCGCCATATGGCACTTCGGCCTCGATCCCGTACACGCTCGTAAGCGTGAAGCAGTTATGCCCGAGCCCAAGATGACACAGCGCGTTGGTGGCGATCTCCACGATCATGGGGTCCGTCGGAATCGTGACCGGGTCCTTCGCCGCGCGGATCACGCGCACGCCGTTCTTGATCGAATCCTTGAAGGCTTCGCCGACGGTCTGATGGAACGGTGCCTCAGCGTCGCGCATGGGTCCACGCTACTGTGACGATCCAAATGAAGCCGAACGCCTTGGCAAATCCACCGAAGGTGACGACGCCCTTGTGCGGGCGAGCCAAGTTGATCTTGATCGCGCCGGCCAACGGCAATGCCATCTCTTGAGTGTAGTCGAGTTTGTATCGCTTGAACGGCCCGAAGCTGTCGAGCGGGTGGCATTCGCATTCGTCGTACACTAGCATCCCGAAGATTCTCATTTGCGCACCTCTTTGATAATTATTCCGGCTTCGATGGCCTTCGACCCTTCGCGGACTACGTACTCGCGCATGCCCACCCGGATCAGTTCGCTGTACGTCGTGTTTTTCAGCACAGCCAATTTCTTCAGCGCTTCGAGCAGGTTCTTGTCGAAATAGAAGTTGATCCGTTCTCTGTCGCCGATGCGCATTCTAGTCATACATACCTTATACACGACGCGGGCTTGGCCGCGCAATTATTATGTTCATTACCGTTTGGCCGTACGTCCTGCCATGTTCTTGAGTACAGACTGTACTTCATCGAAACTCGGTCTAGGCGAAAGCCCCGACTCAGCCCCCTGCGCGTTCGACACCAGCCAATAGTTCAATACCCAGCGGGCTTTGACACC